ATCGTAACCTGATTTCATCCCAGCAACCGTAACACCCCAGGCATCGGCTGTATCGCGGGTAGAGTTCACTACAGACTTAAAAAATTCAAACCCCTTAGAAAGAGCCATTACACTACCGGCCACAACTCCGGCGGCAATGAAAAGGCCACCCAATACTTTCGTAAATCCATTTCCGCTTTCCGATACACCTTTCCATAAAGTAGAGGCCTGAGAAAAAACATTATTCATTCCACCCATTGCATCTGAGGCACTCCCGGCAGCAGCACCCAACGACTTAAACATTTGTGGATAATTACCTACATTTGGCCTAAAGTTCCCGGTTGCTGCCTCAAAACTTCTAATCACATCGCGTAGTTTTTCAAGTTTACGCTGCATATCCATGCCTTTAGCAGAATCACGCTCTGTCGCACCCATTTTCTTTAATGTCTTCTCTAAACTCAGGGCCTCTTTTTCGTAAGCGACGATAGAATCTTTGGCAACTTTTCGTAATGCTATTTCTAATTGCAAAGCAACATTATTATCCCTTGTTGCGACTTTTAATTCTAATATTTTTTTGTTTCCCTCAGTAAGTGAAAGGTTATAGGCCCTTTGTGCAGCATCAACCTTTTTGGCCATAGCCTCTGCTTCCGATAATGCGGCGGTGTGTTTCTTTTGATTATCAGTAAAATCCTTCATCCCGGCGGGTGCCTGGATCTTGCCAACGCTTTCATTAACACTAACAATAGCATTTTCATACGTCTTTATGTATTCGGCCAGCTTTTCAAATTGCTTTTGAACAGCGGCCTCATTGATGATCGTATCTAATGCTATGTTTTTACTCACGGTTTACTATTTTGATCAATCTCTTTTTTGAATATCTTGTAAGCATAAGCAAATTCAGCAACGGTAGTGGTATTTACATGCATTGGATGATTGTTTTGCTTCCCTAAAACTGAAAGAAGTTCCATAATATCATCCTCAGTCAGTTTCTTTCCGGTTACCTGTTGATCTTTATATTCCTGAGCGGCTAATTTGATGGCTATTTTAACAGATCCTAATCCTAACCCAACTGCCCTGATGTCTGCCCTGTAACTTTCCTGATCCTGGTAATTGAATTTTCGCCGATAGCCAAACGAATGGATTACCTCAACACATTTAGCGGAATAAGTAATATTCAATAGATAAAGGCAATGCTGCAAGGTCCTCAGTTTTCCTTCCAGGTAACTCCAATTTGCTGCCGCTTCGAGATTTTGCTTATTGCCTATCAAATCACAGTATTCAGTAAAAAGATCATCCCAAGCGGTTTCGATTGATTCCTTTTTGGCTTTTCCCTTGATGACCAGCCTTTCAAATTTTGAATAACAATAACAATCGATGAACACATCCATCGGGAACTCCCTGCAACGGGTATATAATTGGGCGGTATGTAGTTTAGTTAAAAACAAATCCGGTCTGTTCTGAAAGTTTATTTGCAAACACAGGTAAAAAAACATCGAAATTATATCCCGGTTGGTGTTCAGGTGTCAGGCCGTAGATATCATCATATTTCTGCAAAACCTCCGGCCATCCTGTGAATGTTATATCTACACCAACTGCTATTTGTAAGGATTCATAAAAAAATCCATTGATATACAAATTGGGTGCATATTTATTCCGTTCGGGATTCGGTGTTATTCTTTGCTTCCAACTAGCATAAGCCTCTGCCTGTTTCCTTGTCTTAAAAAAGGGATCATCAAGATAGGATGGTGTAATATCCGCCCCGGAGGCTTTTTTACCAGCCCATAACTGATTCTTATTCAGGTGAAGGTACTCCTCTGAGGTCTCGACAATGGATTCAACCGCTGCCTGGTGAATATTGACCCGCTCCAATGCCTCCCGAATTTCGTTGATATACATTTTTAGGCATTTTTAACAGGTTTTTCTTTTACAAGTTTTTCGGTTCCTTTTTTCGCTTCATCAAAAATCCGCTTGAATTCCTTTAGCCTGATATCGGGATAAAGATGGATCATTGCATGGGATTGAGCCTGCATAAATTCCCTTACAGTAGCAAAGGAACGGACATAGGCAGGCTGAAACTCAGCCCGCCCGATGTTCGATTTAAGAGGCGCTTCCATTAACCTAATGATAAGGAAACAGAACCAGTCGATTCAAAACCACCTTCCGGTGCAGCACCTACGCCCAGGGCAGCCAACGCGGTTGCTCCGACAAGGTTTGCAACGTGAACGCCGGTAGGTGAGGATCCGATGGTCAAAGTAAAATAATCATCCTTTGCACCTACGATAGTTTCGGGTACATAAGCAACCGAGGAGGGTACAACCGGAGCGCCGGCCTTTGTAACAGCCCAGGCAGCAGCAGCGGCCAAAGGAGTGGAAAAACTTTCACCCATTGAAGTTTTTGTTGCAACCTCAAAGGCTGAAATTTTCCATACCACGTCGGTTGTTCCCGATTTACTGATCGAAGTCAGCACAACAGGAAGCAGTCCTTTAATTTGGTTTTCAAGTGCATTGGCCAGACGGATATAACCGAAGGAGTCATTCATTTCGCTTACATCTGTAAATGCAAGTTTGGTACGGTATTCGACCGTTTTTGAGAAGTCATTTGCCTTGTAGGCAAATGTCAGGATCTGATCCAAGGAATACCCGTAAAGGTTTCCGGTTGCATCTTTGCGACCGAACAATGTATTCGGGTTTCCGGAATCAACTAACAATACTGAAAAATCTTCCGAAAGGTTGAAGGTTCTCAGTTGTTTGTTGAGTTCCAGACCGCCTTTGTCGAGCCGGTAAGTGTAGCTGTTTTTGCCTTCTTTTACAAAGACTTCGGCGTCGTTACCGAGTTTTTCAAATGTAGGCTCTGTCGATCCATCAACGATGGACGCAACACCCATAACAGGATAATAGCGTTCCTTACCCGTCTTTCTCGAAGCAGCCTGAATGTAGGCAATACAGGTAGCGGCGTCAACAAGCGAAGCCGTAGGGATGAATTCATTTTTGTCGAGCAGAACGAAACCCTTAATCGCTTGAGGGTTCACAGCCTTGCCCGGTGTTCCAGTTAAACCGTAAGCGGTTGTAATCTGGGGATCGTTTAATATACTCATGGCGTTTGTTTAATTTTAAGTGTTAATGATAAATTTTTAATGTCAATGGCATCGATAAAGTCAAAGCCTGGTATTCCGTCTTTTCCCCATCTCATGCGGTCGGTTTTGGTAAAGGATAACATATTAAAAGTGCATTCTTTAAATACACCCGATTGTTTGATCCCTTCCATAAGGGCCGTAAAAATTGGGTAAAGTATAGGCTTAAAATTGTTTGTGTAACGAAGTGCGGCCGTCCAGTCCTTGTCCGATAAGTTTACAATAGCAAGGTGTAATGAAGGTAGTTTACAATAGTAACCGATGTCCTCACTAAACTTTTCATCAAAATCCTGGATTAAAAAGATAGCAGGGAATTTGTAAGCCTCACGAGCCGGGTCTTTACCCATTTCGGTAAGTGTATCTGAAATTTCATCAATGGGGCCATAATAGAACGACGGTACAACTCCGACGCCAGCACCCAGGACAACATCGGCCCTGAACAGCGCACCCTCGACCATCGCTTTGAAAATATCTACTATGTACTGACTATCTTCCATTATATTCCCCATTGATTCATCAGTTCAAATTCCTCCCATCCGGTATCTCCGGAGATGTAGGTAGTGTAGATCGTCGAGTTATCATCCACCCAGATACGCAGGTTTTCGATCATGTCAACCATGCGGTTCCAGTTTGCGATGATTTTACCTTTATTCGATACGACTTCCCCGCCCTCCGGTTTTGGTTTTACCGATCCGATCCCGGTAGTCTGGGACTGTTGATCTTTTAGCCAATGATGATAAACATAATTAGCAACCGGCCCTGTGTAGATAGACCCTGAAACGACATATATCTGATCCTTAAGGTTATGCCAGATGCCAGATGAATCCGCTTTGTGCGTGTAAAACTCATCAGCAAAGGCAGTGCCTAATATCTTACGTAAAAAAGCGACCTCATACAATTCAGCCAAAGCAAGTATGCCGTTCTGAATCGAAGTATGCGGATCGCCTGAGCCGTTGATATTAGGAACCTTTGTGGGTTCGTAATAAAAATACGCCGTCGTTAAAATCGCTGTCATTTCTTCTTTTTGCCTTTAGTTACTTTTGAAACAACTTTGAACTTTTCTTCTTTGGTTTCAAGTACCGCCTTTTCCTGTTTCTTTACAAGGACAATTTCAACAAGTCCCCGTAATTCAAGATTGTTAGCAATGCTTTCTTCCAAGAGATAGCGGGTACCGGGCAACCTTAGCCCGGTTTCTCCTGCCTGTTTCAGAACTTTGACTTCGATCTTTGCCATTTTTACAGTTGTTTTAAAACAACAAAGGCTTTCGGGTAAATATTGCCGGTTGCCTTCATGTGGATCATCTTTACCCTATAATATGGATAAAGCAGGGTGCCTGAGGTGATTTTATAAATAGCGTAAGCAGCTAAATCTTTAACTGCGAAACGCTGCACGCCAGTACCACCAGTTATGACCGATGTACCTGTTGCTGTAACTGATGGGATTCCCAAATCGACATGAATCCACGCGGTATTATCTATCGAAACCTCAAATGATAACAATAAAGAGTCGGTTTCGGTAACAAGACTGTGAACACCACCGAGTAGAACATAAGCAACCTCGTGCTGAGTAATTGGCTGTGATGCTTTTGTTCCATTCGGGTGTACCCTTGAATTTTGAGTTCCGGATGATCCATTGATATAGTAATACGTATTCTGAGTATCACCAACACCAACACTATCAACTCCGACAGAGCCGTTGGCAACGGTCATTAGTTTGGTTTGCGCCTGTATTGCAACTGCTGCAACCAACAGGACGGCGATTAAAAATAACTTTTTCATTGTTTTTGTCCTCCTATTAAAGTATAGTGATTGCTTTTAAATCAGTTGACAGGGTGCCTTTCATCAATGCGTTTGCATTGTAAACAGGTAGCATTACCATCGCTTCGATCTTCAACGTAATGAGGTCGTTGATGAAGTTAGAGGCATGGCTATCAGTTGCAAAGATTTCAACCGGACCATTGAACAAGAGCTGCATATAAGCCGGATTGATGTTTGCCAGCAAATATTTGTCAATTGTGATGTTCTTTGTTTTGTCCGGGCGCATCCCGAAGATAGATGTATATCCCTGATTGTTTGAGGTCAAAAAAGTAGCAGGGTTAATAAAGTCGGCAATTGTATTTTTTGCGGACGATAAAATCCGTGCATTAACAGGGTTCAGGAGTGCGTCGGTCGGGGAAAGATCGTAAAGTTCTTCCATTTCACCGGCAGCCATATTCAGCACATCCATGAAGTTGGCATTAGCGACCGAACCTGCAAACGATCCGGCGCCAGCCAGGAAAGTATTGGCCTGGTTGTACAGCCCGTTCAGGTCTGTACCTGCGCCTGTTCCTGCAATTGATTCGCGGTTCAGCTCCTTAACAAAGAATGCCATCAGCCGGTTAGAAATGTAGTTCGACAACCAGGCCGTGTTTTTCAAAGCCGTGCGGCTTATCTCAACAAAAGCAGGGATACGGACTGCGGTTACGGATGTCATGGTAAATCCAAAGGTAGATTCATCTGCTGCTGCATTTTCAGCTTTTGAGGCTGTTGCATCAGTCAGCGAAGCGGCACGTTCTTGCGGGAAGTCCAGCTTTGAACTTTCGATTGTCCCGGTAGGCAGGAGCAAACGAACATCAAAGTTTTCCATCGGGGGCATCTGCGGGATTTGGAAAGGCATCACTGCCTGGGCTGCTGCGCCCGATCCGTAGGTTCCTGTAAAGGCGATGTCCTTGGTTTCGATCCGCATTACACCGGTCGAGGTTTTGCGTTCGTAGAAATCATTGAACACGCCTTTGGTTAGTTGTTCTTCAACAGATTCGCGGAAGGTTTTACGCTGCATTTTGGGATCAAAAGCAGTTTTAAGAGTGGTAATGGAATCACCCTGGATTTTGATTACATCCATAAGGCCGTCAAAAGCCTTTTTGAGCTTTCCCATTTCTTCGCCGCCCTTGTCGAGGGTTGAGGCAACTTCACGGGAAGCGAGAATAATCTCGGCCTGAAATTGCTTAAAGTCCTTCAACTCGACTGTATTAGCGAGTAAGGCATTATACTTTCTAATGATTTGGTTCATTGAGGCCGCAACAATTTCCACGGTCTTAACGTCCTCTGCCGTTAGTTCCTTTACTTCAATATTTTCCATTTTTAAAAAATTAAAAGTTAATTAATTCCGTGAGTTTTTTTAAATCGGCTCTTTGCTTATCAGTGATTCTGCTCGGCTGAAGGAAGAGTGATTGTATATGTTCAGCTTCTTTTTTGCGGGTGTCGCTGTAATTGCCCGTATTTACTTTATTTAAGATTTCTGCTATTTTAATAGGATCCGTTTCACCTTTTAACAAGGCTTTGATTCCGATTAAAGGGGTGTTTGAATTTGAGCCCCAGCTTGTCAGGGTTGAAAACTCCCATAACTTCCATTCGGTTACGGTACGGATCATCTTTTGCTCGTCGATATTATATTTAATAGCTTGTACACCGATTGAGTGTTCAAGGCTTTTATTGTATTCCTGATAAAGCAGATAATCGGAATAAGTGTCGCGCCCAATCTCTTTTTCAAGGTTTAACTGAGCCAGCATTTCCAGATACGAAGGTGTTTCCGTACCCTTAATTGGTACACCAAGTAGTTTTGTTGTGTCGTGATTCAGGAACCAGCGTGAACGTGCAAAATTCTCTTTTAATGTTTTCTTAAATGATCCGGGTGCTGAAATATCCCCGTCACTATCTTCGTTTCCAATACCGTTAACCGCGATTAAAACCTGGCCTTTTTTATCGAGTTCCATTACTTTGGTTTCCCAACGTGTACCCGGTTCATTAATCGAGTGATATTTATGGATTATCTCACCCGGGTTGTCCTGCCAATATTTTTTAATTTCCATTTCCGTTTGAATTTGCATTATCGGTAATAAGTTGACGTACCATATCGGCTGTTATTGGCCCGGTATCTGGAGAAAGAGAACCGGAGGCTCTGTTAATTGGTATAACTGCATTCGGATCAACCGGCTTAGGTATTTCAGTTTCGGCTGGTACTAATGAAGTCTTTCTGAAATAAAACTCAGGTGCGTTATTTTCAGCATCTTCGCCGTAAAGGGTTTCAAAGGCACCGTGTGGAGTTATGACTGCATAATCAATCTGTTGGACCATTACCGCTGTCATCTCCTTGCGGTCTGCCTGGATTTCTTCTACCTTTGACCAGTCGGCCTTTATCTCGTCACCCGGTTGACCGTTATTAATGAAGATTGAAAGTTGTTTGTAGAAATTATCTACCCAGGGTTTTATAACCTGGAGGATGTATTTCTTTTCGGCTTCTTTTTTGTTTGAGAACGTCGAGCCTTCAGTCGAGAAGATAACCGGGTCCATTTCGTTCAACCAGCAAAGATCATCGAACGATGCTTTTTTATTTTCGATCAACTGTAATTCTGCAATACCTAGGGACATTTGCTGCCATCTCAGCTTTTCGGTTGTCAGAATAACCTTCTTTTTGCCGTCGCCCAATCCATATTCTTCTTCCAGCTTTTCAAGTGCCTTTTTGCTTTCTTCCCGGTCTGGGAGTTCCCCGTCGTTTGATATAAACCCCATTGCACCCCGTTTCTCGACAATAGATACTTTGGCTTCGTGTATTGCTTTTAACTCCCTGGCGATCTTTGAACCTGCAACGTACTTTGAGATCCCGTAAACCCACATTCCATTATCGTAACGCAAGGAAAAATAACGCTCATGCAATACGTTTTCGGCTGGTATATTATATTCCTTTCCTCCGATAGTGCATTGGTATCCTGCAACCTCGTTCATCCAGGCAGGCAGAGTTTTATCGCGCTTCAGTACGATCAATGTTTTATCAAAAGGCAGGCAATAGAGTTGAGGAACGGCAAACACCCCGGCCTCTTTAAATCCATCCGGAGGAATCTTATACAGAAAACTGTTACCCATTAACTCGTAATAAGCAACCAATAATTTGATGAGTTCTGAGAAACTTTGGTATTTATTCGGACCTTCAATCAACTGATATAACTGCGAATCTGGTGCGTCTTTGCCTTTCTTGTTCACTACCTTAATCGGTATTGAAGCGATTTTATTCATTTTATAGGTAGTGATCGAGAATATCTGTGGTATGGTCTCAGAGTTTTCAATCAGTGTTTGTGGGGTTACATCCTTATCTGTTGCAAACAATGCCCAATCCCTTGCAGGACTGACAAGGGTAACAAAGACATTAGTGGCTGATTTTTTGATAAATCGGGTAAGGAAATTGCCTTTTTTCTCCATTAAAATGGATATTTGAGGGCAAATATACAACCGTAAACATGGATTTGTTAATAAGTTAATGACATAATGTCCGTAACTGGACAAAAGTTTTACTACTTTTGACAAATCCCCAAATACAACACATGGTCGGTACTTATTGGGAATATAAGATTTTGCCCGAAAGGCTTATAGTAAATAAGATCGAAGGAGAATTAAGGCCAAAAGAACCGAAACCATTGGGAAAGATTACCGACATATCACTTGAAGTAGGCTATGTCTATCATTTTTACACGGTTGATAAAGTAAATTACTACACAAAACGTAAATTATATTCAGGAGAGATAGAATAAAATCCCATAAACCTTGGTTAAAAAAACCTATTCCCCTCAGCAGTTCTCAAAACAATTTAAGATCGCAGGTAAACAGGTAACCGAACGCACCGTCAGGCGAAGGTGTGAAAATCAACAGTTACCGGATAAATATCAGGCTGTAAAATGCGGAAAGAATTGGATTATATTTGTGGGATGGGATTAATGTTTTGAACACGTCCAATTCTGACCAAGTGAGTTTCCGGACTTTTGTAAAGTAGAAATATAGAGATCCACATTTGCCGGTGAACCACAATAGTCCGCTGCCGTAGTGTGGGTTTTTTGTTCAGTACAGGTAGCGCAAACTTCCAATTTCTTACACGATGCAAAGAAAATGATTATCAATGCGACTGCAATACTGGCAATAAATAGAATCTTTTTCATAAAATTGTCTTTTTTGTAAGTGTTAATATATCAATATCTTATCAGTTCAAAAATGCGAACCCTCCAGTATAGGAAACAAACTTATATTTTGCCTGTTTCTTTTAAAACTGCCAAACAAATCATTATTCCATACATGAACCCAAATAAAAAAACTATTATTATCATAACGTAAACCCCTTTCTTTTGTTAAAATAAGTGAATACAGCCATACGAAAAGCTGCCATAAAGTGATATTTTTTTGTGTCTTTGACCGATTGAGTTAAAATATCTTCGCCAGTTTCCAATGATTGTACCGATTCCCATTGATAACTCGACTTTTCGGTTTCAATAAACTCATCGTAAACATACTCAACCTCAAATTCCTGGCATTTCATTATCCCATTCCATTCCGACTTTTCACCTTTCTCGGCCATTCGTATCCCAATGCCGATCATTCCTAATTCCTTTTTCTTATCTTCGTCATGGTCTGCATAAATGCGCTGTCCTGAGATGTACCCGCTTGTGTATAGCAATAGTTTAATCTGCTCGGCTGTCAGTCCCGGTTTATAACAGCAAAGCAATACAGCAAGCCTCCGGCGGTCAATTACACCCACTTTAACAAGGGCCGTCATCCCGATTGTATATCCGTAGTCCAGGCCCCAGATGACTTCCTCAATTCCCTGGGGCCATTCTTTGATGACTTTCCAGTTCTTATAAATAGCACCCTCCATGTGGCCGGTCATCCCGCGTGCGTAAACCTTCCAAAGTTCAGATCCATGCGGGTATTGGGTTTCTATCTGTTCGTGTTGCCCTTCGGATAGAAATGGATTTGACCGGTGATCGTTAATAAACAACCTCACGTCCGGCCTTCCTATCAACTTAGCGTGGACCCAAAACGGCGATGTGGAATTATAGTCCAAAAATCCCTGTCCTTTGCATTGCATCTGCATTTGATTGAAGATCCCAAACCCGTTTTTTACAAAGTTACATTCATTCATGTAGAAGTCCTGGATGTCGGTCATCTTGGCATCCTGTTCATTGGCAAACGAAGCGAACTGAATTGTGGAGCCTGAGCGGAAATAGAACTTTGTTTCCTGTTGGTTGTAAGACTTTAACTGCTTTTGGGCTTCAGGGTATAATGCAAAGATACGAAGCATATCAGCAATGCAGCCGCGCTTCATGTGCGGCATATCCCAGCCAATGATAATACGGATTTGATTGTGATTGATTATTGACCTTATAATAAATAACTCACTGATACTGAAAGTTTTGATTGCCCTCCGTCCACCTTGACAAATAACGGTTTTGCTGTCGCACTCCAAAAGATAATGCAGCAATAAAGGTTGGTGATCCGGATCGAAGTCAGGAAACATCCGGCAATTCTTTTTTCAAAACCTCATCCTCGGAGCTGGAAATTTCACCGTAAACCCGGCCATCGGATTGAATAAGTTGGATGCTGGTAATATTTTCGGTATGTGCATCAACCTCTAATTTATCACCGTATTTCTTAGGGTTCATCTTTGATAATATCCATTTGCGGGTATCAACACGGAGTCGGTCGCGATTGATTACATTATGATTAGTGATCTCTTTCCCGGTTTCGTGGTCTATGATTATGTCATTTTCGGTAGCATCACAAATCTCCGTCATTTCATCAAATATCAAACCTGCCCTGATCTCGCATGCGCGCGCGTATTTGTTTTTTCGATCTTCGTCTTTCAATAATTCGTAGAATGTAGCAGATGACATTTCAATCTTTTTGATTGCCCGAATAGCAGATATGCCGAGTGATATATCCTGAATAATAGTTTCAAAACGATCTTCGTCTTTTGCCAATTTTAGCAATTCTGCATCCTTTGGGTTTATAAAAACAGCCCCGGCGGTAAATCCTTTTACATCTTTGAGGTTTACAAGAATGGCAGGGTTGGTAATCTCCTTTTTTCTTTTCCTATTTCCTTTAGGTACCGGCATGGTGTTTTGTTGTTATCACAAATTCATCGTTTATATACCTAACTGAAAATTCAGAACGTGGTACCTTTTCACCTGTTACCCAATTTTCACAAGTCCAGCTTCCCCTCTTCCTGTTTTCCCTGGATGCCTGGATGGGGTGCTTATTACGGTTGATTTTGCTCATAATCAATCATCTTAACTGTAAAAATCATATCAGGATACATTTTACCCTCCGGTACGACTTCAAATTCATCTGACCTTAAGAGTACTTCGATATGGTTTTCAAAACCATTATGCCTTACATCAATGATAATAGCATCCTTTGGGATACCATCAATAATCTCATAAGGTTTATTGATTCCATTACGAAATAAATCAAGGAATAAATCACAATGTATTTTTAATACTTTTACTTTCATCTGCTTTTCAGTTTAACCTCAATTATGCCAGATATTAATTTTACCATATTGCTTTGAAGTCCAAATAATTCTAACTCTCGTATATATAAATTTACCATTCAAACCATTCCCCTGTAAATAGTCACCACGAATACGGGATTTTGTTTCACCAAACCTCATTTCATCCAATAATCTTTTGGTTATATATTTTTCTAACCAGCTCATATTATTTTCAGTTAATCTTCATTGATCTTTTTATTCCCATCATGCCTGCTTTCTGTTACCAGTTTAAACTTCAGCGCGTTTTCTTATCTATCGACAGCCCTTTCAATATTATGCCCTGGCGTTACAAAAATACGACTTTTCCCGTCAGATAGCAATATTTCGGTTTTTCCTTTCAAAGATCCATGCTTCAAACTTTCCGGTTTGGGTTGATATGGGTTACCCTTACTTATTGAAGTATGCAGGTAACTTTCGTTGTCTCGGATATTTGAGGCGTGATAGTTTTTATTCAACGGAAGTCCCATTGGTTTTGGTATTTAATCAACAATGTATAATATATGGGAAATTCAGTGGATGATAAGTGTCATTTTTTATCACAAATTTATCATATTCAAGTGCAGCATCAGTCACTGTTTTCAATCCACGTTTATAATAGTGTATTCTATTGTATGTAATACACATAAACCAATTCTTGTTATTTTTGTGATAATTAGCACCCCTATAACCGGATGTGTTTGTGGATTTTAATAATCTCCTGTTTTGACAATTTACAGACATTGTTACAAATCGACAATTATCTGGTTGGTAATTTCCGTTATTATCAATTCTATCAATTTGTAAACCCTCTTTATAACCATTCATTATTGCCCAATTATAAAAAGACAAAAACTCTTTCCATTCCTCACAAATGGTTATGCCGCGACCTCCATAAACCGAATAACACTTTCTTTTTTTATTATAACACCGTCTTTTCATTTCATACCATAACCTACAAATTTTAGTTTCGCTCATTCCGTGTTTATATGACGGATTCCTTACACCATATACGCCTTTTCTCATAAAAAACACCCTATCCAAACCCAATGGCGATTCGTTTAGAACAGGATTGTTCATTTGGAACATTGTGAGAGGATAGGGGTTTTGTGTTTTCATATTAACAAATCGCAGTACAAAGGTAGTGAATTAATATTGATAAATCAATAATGTTAATATTTATTTCTCTCCGCCATTGGTTGCGGCACGGGTTTGTGGTGAATTATATTTTGGGATGTTCATTGTTTGCTGGTTAAATAAGAATATATCTCGTCTGCAATCATCTTAAGAATATCCGGATGATTGTTTTTTAATAGATTATTTTCACGAACAACCCGCAACGCTTCCCCTATTGCTGTTTTTCTTAAATTCAGGTCATCGATGATTTCTTTACTGATCGCGGCTTTTCGTAAACACATTCCGGTATTCACCTTAAGGATGTGAGCGTTTTCCTTTTTGAGTTCTGCAAGTTCCTGAAGCGTTTTTTCGTGAGCCTTCATCTCTTCAATTTTTTCATCTATTTTTTTTAGATATTTATCAGCATATTTATTTCTGTCCGCCCTATGTGCTTTTACATCTTTCTTCAGGTAATGCCGGTCAACCATAAGCGCAATTTGAACGATCAGTATAAATACTAAGACGCAAATCGTTATTAATCTTTCATTTTCGGTAATGAAGTTCTGAATTGTTTGTAAGGTTTCCATTGGTTTGGGTTTTAAAATTGTAAGTTTGTTTGCATCCACTCCCTGCATTGTTCTACCCTCGCATGGAGTCTGTTAATATCTTCCTGGTTACGTTCTATCGGAATCGAATGTACCCGTTCACTTAATGGAATATCATCAAATAAACAGTTCTTTTCAATTGTGGCAAAGGCCTCAGCACTTATCTCATCATCCGGGTTTATAATTCCCTGGTTCCACATGAATTTACGCTTTTCACTTTCAATCAACGCTGGCGGTGTGTTTACAAGGCAATAATCTAATGAAGCGTTTTCTGCTCCGGCCAGATCCATATAAGACTGTAATTGCCAGTAATATCCTTTGTCAATTCCGTTGGTTTTGGATTTGAAGAATGTAAAAATATCCCAGGATGTTTTTGTATCGCGGATCAATATAGGTAAGGATTTTTCATCTCTTACAATAATATCCGGGGTTCCTGTAAGCCAGTCATTTTTTAAATTTTCCTCGTTTTTCAGGAAAAGGGTTTTTTCTACCCGGCTCAATAAGGTCAAAGAATCTTCTTCCTGCATCAACCCTTTTTGCATGGCCTTGCTGATAATTTCCTTTTTCCTTCCATACATCACGTTAATGTAAACTTCAATAAGATAGGTCTTTGTAGTTTCACTGATTGTTTCTGACTTCGATCGTGGATCTGTCATTAAGGCCCCAGTTTGTGAGGCCCTGAATCGTTGGTGTGAAAAATCGTGGTTCACGCACCCTCCAGTTCTACCTGCTTTGCAATAAACAGATCATTATATTGTTCGGGTATTTGTTTTGCGATTTTATTCAGGTCCTTTGTTGTTTTGCAGTCGGAAAGTATCAGTTTTATGCGTTCCAGCTCCTTATCAATTGGTTCGTGTTCGCCATTATCAACGTAAGTGAAGTCTGTAATTTCCAGGTTTTCATCCATGTGAACGGTTGCCTGGTCGGCGGAAATAGACATTTGCATTTCAACCGATAAGGGTGCGTAACGTGAAAGTAAAAGCTTCAGGACGGTTTTTGAAGCCATTGCCTCGAAGTTGGTTTTCCAGGATGATCCATTAAAACTGAATGTCTTTGAAAACTTTTTTGCATGAGCCGTAATCTTTTCCGTTGTCATGTAAAACGACTTTGAAAAACCATTCACTAATTCAAAGTACGCAGCATAACCGACAACTTTATCGGATATCTTTTCACCGGTAAAATCCAGTTCACCGGTTAATCGGTTTTCTTTTTTCAGTTCACCTTCGTAAACTTCTGTCACGTTGATTGTTTTGAATTGCCCGGAGCGCAAAGCAAGTTGAACCAACCCCTTTGTCATTATCTGAAATTGTGCAGAATTGCCATAAGGAACGATAGCGGCAAACCCCAAGGCCGGGGTTACTTGCAAATTTAATGAAGCGGCCGCAATGGCGGCAGAGAGGATTGATTTCGGGTCACACTTTGAAAGTGCGGAGGTTGTCGCAATGGTAACAACCGATGAAATAAAGGCATTGCCATTTTTTCCGAGGATCTCTGCAAACTTTGCTTTTACGGCTTCATTTGACATTAATTGCTTAATATTACTGTCGCCTGTTTTCTGTAATTGGGTATCTTTTTCCATTTTTTATAGTGTTAAATTGTTTTCTTTTTCGGCTTTTATTTTATTTAAAGGATGTGCGGTTTTATTTTCTCTATCCCAATCGTTCCGATCATCGGCATCATTCGATTCCTGGTTAAAGATTTCATCTTCCGTTGGTTCATCCTCAAGTTGAGGTTCCGGGTAATAGTCTGAGTAGTTCATCTTTCAAGTTCTGAATGACATTCGACAAGTGATTCTACCCGTTTTATGGGATCATCTTCAAAAAGCGAGTTTTGATCCTGAACAACCGACAAAACAAACCTTTCCAGTTCTGCGGAATAGTGTTCGATTGTGGTGTTATGATAGTTTGCAATGTCGTTTAGAATGGCATTAAAGTTCCATGTCATTCCCCGGAGATAGGTATCCCTACCTACCTGATCGTAAACCGGCCCACGATTTGTTTCGTAGATTTTATAAACATTGTATTTATCTGCCCTGAAAGTAGGATCGGTTAATTCGAGTTGGTCTGTCATGATTTTTTCGATCGTAATTTTCATTTCTCCTCCTTTTCTCCTTTGGTGTATTTGATAAGGAATTGCCGGATCACAACCGCAAGGTTACTACCCTCGTGTTGAGCCTTTTTGCTGGCCTTCTTTTGAATGACCGGATCGAGTTTGATCGTGTAGAGGTTCATATAATTAACTTTTAAGTGAATTTTAAATAAGGTTCGTTAGGCGAACCACTCCCCTGCTAAACTTCGCAGGTAACACAGGATCATTGATTGTCGATATTAAAAAGGCGATTGTAGCGTGCTACATAGGTGCTGGCGTCTGCTTTGTATGTCTGCCCGGAAGCATCCATAAGGGCCTGCATCTTCTCTATCTCACAATATGATGTAAATGTAGAGGAGAGAAAATCGCCTACCTCATACAGTCCGGCTGCATCCTCACGCCATGTGTGTGCTGCGCTTTTTAATTCCGGTATAATTTCAGTCGGAAAAAATCCCTTTTCCCCGGTTTTCGTGTTGGTGATCGTTGTACCTTGTGCCATTTTGCGAAGTTTTAATTGGTTTGTCCTGCAAATATATAACATATATATGGGTAAGTCAACAAATAAGTGGTTTATTTTCGTAAAAGTTATTAACAATTCAATATTATTAAGTCTGATTTTGATTCCTTGTTATCATTTTCATTATTTAGAACGCTTTTCCCAATATTCACCATAAGACATTTTGTTTGATTTACAGGCTACTTTTATATTTCTAAAGGCCTGTTTGGGATATTCACTTTTTAGTTCAGCAGTTAAAAACTCCTTTCCATCACTTAGTCTTTTAAAGATATATTTTGAGGTTTTTATTCCACATTTTGCATGTTCTGATCTTATATTTGCCCCAACATCATACATTCTTTGCCTGCTTTCTTCTAATGTTAATACCATTATATTATCAGCACAAGTATTAAACTGGTCGTAATCTTTTCTTTGAAAACAATATCTATCTTTTAAGTATCCATTAAAGGCCAAACCAACCAATTGAAGAATTGTAAACGTTTTTTTATCATACGTTATGGAAAGAAAAGGAATATCACCCATTTTAATTAACTGTTTTATAATTTTTTCTTTTCTATATCTACCCCTTGCATCATAATATCCGACCCTTTTTATTCTTCCAAAATTTGATGCAAATAATATACCATCATACATTGGTACATCCCTCCACTCTTCTCCATTAATATCAATTAAACTTTCATTCAAATATGCCTGTATCATGTCTGATTTTGCCTGGATGTGACCATTTTTTCCTGCTTCATGTAACTGATCCGCTGCTGGATCCCGGAAAGAATGATGTTTGTTTGTTTTAAGAGCAACTCCAGCATTACGGCGGTGGCTTCGTGTTGCTGTTCTATTTCATATTCAGTTGCATTATCAACCAATGCCTGAGTGTCTGCGCGGCCCTGCTTCATTTCGTTCTTTTGGTATTGTAATGAAGATTTTGCAACTCCAATACGGCGAATGAAATAATGTGCATTGAATGATGTTTTATAATCACTTACATGGCTGGCCAGCGTTAAACTGCGGATTGCGATTTCATCCTGAATATCCAATAACTTGTCAATAGAACAGGATTGCCGTACCCGGTGATATTCAACAACCCAGGCCCTTATTTCTTTTACTATAACATCACAGGATTTCATTTCTTCCCTTTTTTACATTCTTCTTTTACCAGTTCAATAACTACACCCATCGCGTCAATAGCATCCGAGGGCCGGATCAATTTCATTTCGTTATGAGTAAGCAGATACTTTTTCGTGTATCCACTTACATTTGCTAAAATCTGCCAGTTGCTTTTCATCCTTGTTCTTTTGGTTGTTCTAATTTGATTAACTTGTCAATTTCTTTTGCAAGTAATCGTATTGCTTCTCTTGTTTGTAAATCATCCAATCTTGAGGGGTGACAACAAAACTGCTTTTTGAATATATCCTCAATTTTTTCACTTATGTTTTTCATAGTTCTCCTTTCTGTTTGATTAACTTCATTTTATCGGGTCTAAAACAGTGGGTTTTTGATTTACACTTCCCCGATTTATTGTTGCAAGGTTCATAATCTTCGCAATTCCTACCGCAGGTTGTATCATCACTTGCACAGGCATCACCAGCGGCATCACACCAAAAATGGTCTTTTGATTTATCAGGTTTAGCTTCAAAGACCATCATTTCCGTTATCCCCGCATCCTTCATCTCGTCTTTGAAATACGAAAGTGGATGACAGCGTTCCGAATCCTCGTTTCTGAAATAAAGTTTTGCCTTTGTCATTTCTGTTCTTTCAGGTATTCAACAAATTCAGACAAAACACACGAAGTCTTATGTCTTGACCTATACCATGTTTTGGGAATATCGGGAATATTGTCAAGTTTATAATCCTGAAATTCATTTGCCTTTTTCATAAGTTCCTCCCTGTCTATCCCGACAGGGGGAGTGACGGCAGGGGAAATATGAGAAGCATAGCCAACCATTATATTGTAAATCTGATTCCTTTGGTATTCAGAAACCGATTCATAATATGCTTTTGCACTATCAAAATTATTTTCCATTGTTTTGCTTTTAGGGGTTAATCAATAGTATGTAGTGGTTGTAACCACATAGATGTAAACCTTGCCACTGTTCGGATCATAAAATTTTACAATCTCATTTTTTGTATCTTTTACTACACTTAGATCTGCCATTTTTCTCTCCTCCTTTATTTTGGGTTGATTAAATTACACTTCGGATATGTTCTATGCAGGATTGTATTCTACTCAATTCTTGATTACTATATCCGGCCTTATCTCCAAAATCGTAATATTCCATTAATTTGTTTATGGCTTTTTGTTTAAATTCTTCATCCGTTGTCATGGGTTCCTTTTTGGTAGGTTCAGAACACAAAGGACAGGGTTCTGTCACGGTTCCCGTAGGTGATGGGAATATAATACCCGTACCATCACATTGGGAACAATGTTGGGGAAAATTATTCCCATATGAAACACGACCTGATCCTTTGCAATTTGAGCAAACCGTTTTTACATCACCCTCCATTGGTTCTTCCTGCTCAGGTAAGGATTCCTTAACAACCAATTCCTGATTTGATAGAAGATAGAATTGAAACTCATTAAGGATTGTATTAGATATATTTATTCCCGGCTCTTGTTTAAACCGCAATTTCATATACCAATCTGACAACTCTTGTCTTGTCATCGGAACAGGTGAGAATTGATTGTGGTATCTTTCACAACACTCAACAGCCTGCTCGGTTGTAAGTAATTCTCCGTTCTGTTCAACTATATTTATTATTTCAATAGGTGTTTTTGTTTTCATCTTACTTTGTATCAAAATTTATCCATACAACTATGTTTTTGTTTAATGGTTTCTTATCTGAACTGAGATATTTTACATGAATATTTGCCTGTCCATTATGATAATTTTGAATTACCTCATATCCTTTCATGTGATAGGCAATCGGAGAAAGATAACCGTAATCCGTTTTTACTTCTTTGTATTCATAACTGCCCCCACTAATTAAAGTATCATTCCCAATAATTTCTGTCTTACCTGAACCTTTAATATATTTCCCAATAGAATAACTTGTAAAAATATTGTGTGATGTATCTGATACCAGCATTAATACAGGAATGGTGTCGTACACAGATATGTCAAGCTTGGAAGTCGGGCTCCAACCGAAAGGCATTAATCCAACTGAACCACTTGTGGTAATATGTGAATTACCATGAACATCAATTTTAGTGGGCATTGAACCTCCGTCTCCAATTCCTATGTGGGTATCATCCCAATAAATACTATCAGTTGTTTGCCCGAATCCTGTTACACTAAGGGCGAACAGAATCGCCATGATGATAATTAATCTTATTTTCATATGTCTGTTTTTTAGGTGAAATTGTATTATGAATATCAGTTAAACCATTAACTGCTATATGTAATCCCTTTTGTAAGTCTACTATCATTTCGTATGCTTCCAAAAGAGCCGTTCTTGTTTTATATAAGTCAGCTTCCACCTTTTCTTTATCAACTCCATTCTGCGTCATTTTATCATAAAGAAAGTAAATGAACTTCATTGTATCTCCTTTAATTTCTATAGTGCAAGGAGAATGGTAATCCTTGACGTCATAATTTCCAAAACTAAATGAACATCTACCAACTTCTACCAAAGCTGGTTGATCTTCTATCTTAAATCCAGAAGTATCAATATACAAACGTCTCATTTCTTGCGAATACCCTGTTACACTAAAGAATAACAGGATAACTAATAGTGTTTTCATCATTTCTCCATTTGTTTTAACCATTTAAAATATTACCAGCTTATCTTCATCATCCAAATTATAATCCTTAACCCTTAATCCGTATACCTTTTTGTCCCTATCAGAAAGATCATCATTTGAACTTAATGGATCATTCCACGGTTCAAAGAGATCGTCTTTTCTCATTGGATTATTGTGTGGCATAAAGGGATCATCCTCCATCATTGGATCATTCCAAATATTAAACGGATCATTGTTTTTCATTTCTTTACCTCCTTTATTTATATTTAAGAATAATTGAAATAAGTAAAAATCGATCCCATTTGTAAAAAGTTCTTTTGTAGATAGCATCCAGCTGATCAAGTTCCAAAACCTTTTCTTCACCATATTTTTTTACAAGTCCTTTACGATATCCGATTGCGTTGGAGTGAAGGTGTGTATTGCATTGACCACATTGACCGTTTACATTCACTTCGTTATACTTTAGCGCGCTCTCGGTGCCAGCGTAATAATGTCCTGCATGATAATTACCGCCGTTGGCATAATTCGTTATCCTGAGCGTTCTATTGCAGGAAATACAGGTAAAATAATCTCCATACCGATCCCTCTTTCTAATCCAGGCATTGAAATTATCCCTTGCCTTGCCCTTCAACCAGTCAATTGAACGATTGCGATAATACTGTATATCCTTAGCCACTAATTCCATAAAATCGGTTTTCTGATTCCCAGTTCGGTTTTGATCTGGTAAAATTTCTGCCTGAAGTCCGGTTCAACCTCAATGAGATTCTTAACTTTTTTTACTGCATGATAAACCGTTGCGCGGTCTACTCCGTATTCATCTGCAACCCGGCTTCGCATTATTCTGCCTATTGAAAATGAGAATTTATATTTACCGTCTCTTTTCACGCCCCCGACCCTGCGGATCTGCCATCCCATCCAGAGCCGGAAAACTATACATAAATACTTTGCATCCACAAACTGTCGTTTCCGGTTCAGAATCATAGATTCTTCCGGTACTCCCATGATCCGGCAAACAACTTCATTGATTTTTTCTTTTCTCATTTCGCTTTCTCTAAGATGTAAACCGCATAACCATTCCCATTGTGTTGCTCTGTTTTTATGTTCCAGCCCTCATTTCTCACCAACTCGCGACATCTTTGCCCCAGTGCATCAATACCATACAACCTGAGCGATCCCATCTGACCCATTTTTTGGATCCATCCATATTTTTCCAAATGGTGTTTTAATTGTTCCTTTTGGCTGGGTACTTTTATTTCAAGCTGGGTTTCCATTGGGTTATTGGGTTAAATTAAAACTGAATACCAGGAATGAAAATCGGATATTCCATGATCCGTAAACTTTTGATATTTCAATAGATGGGAATAATTGTACCCTGGTCTGTCGTTTTTTGGCATAGATAAAAAATGATGTTTTCATGTTAAAATGGCTCTTTATCGGGTTCATAAAAATTAATCGCTTCCTGTTTTTCTACAGGTGCGTCCAGGTAAGAATCGTAACCCAGGGGATCATTATTCATTTCGTATCGGTTATTAATAGCATTGAAAACGAGTTCACATTCCCCGCCCGGCCCCAAATGTTTAAACCTGACCTTTGAAACATCAATAGTTACCAGCCCTGTTTTGAAGTCCCGGAAAACTATCAACCCATAATCCGGTTTGTCAAAAAACGTAGCTGATCCAGAAATGTCATAAAGTGAAGGCCGGTTAAAAAGTCCTGTTTCTTTATTTTTCTCCATCTTTTTGGGGTGTGCAACCAAGACAACAAGGACATCATTCATTTTTGCGAACATTGACAATTTATCCAGGAACCGGGAAATGTACCGGGTTTCACTTTCCCCGTAGTCGCTTTGGTGTTCCAATTTATTGAACGGATCAATTACTAAAACTTTTATACCTTGTTTGCGGACCAGGTATTTTGCTTTGTCTAAAATGTTTTGAATAGAAATATCTTCATCCGGTACGATCCAGAAGTAATTTTCCCGGATATAACAGTATGTCTTTTCAAATTCTAACTGTTGCAGGTACTTAGGATTAAATGATTTTCCGGATATTACATTCGAAATATTGGCAATATGAACCTGAACCGGACAATTTTCAGGTGAAAACAATCCGATCTTCCAGCCGTGAAGTACATTGAGCCGGGTAATTAAAAAATCAACAAATGTGCTTTTACCATGTGATGGGATCCCGGTAACAACTGCCAGCCTTCCAGTTTCCCAGGTTATAAATTCATCAACCTGGCGAACAGAGATTGTTTTTCCCGGTTGCAGTCCTTTTTGGTACAGGTTGTAAATTGAATCGTAAATATTATCCAGTACAATAATATCTTTAATTGGTACGGATTGAGCGTTTTTAACAACTTCCTGAAGCTCTATTGATCCATATTTGACAAGATATTCATTCCCATCCTTACAGTCCTTAAAATCTACCGTGTAGCATCTTTCCGGTCCCAATCGGCGTATCAATTCCTCTCTTAATTCTATTCCTTTGGGATCCTGGTCGGTTGCCAGTATAAATTTTTCAATGGATAAAAGTTGTTCATAACAGTTTGTGATATAATCAAGATTTTTAGCCCCGGCCCCATTGGGAACAGAGATAACAGGAATAAACCCGGCTTCAATAAACGAAAGGCAGTCTATTTCGCCCTCAGTAACAATACATTCTTTGTGATCCTTTACGCTATCCAGGTTGTAAAAAATCAATTCAGCATCTTTAACGAGTTTAAAGTTTTTAGCCCCGTCCCGGTATTTTATATTCACAATTTTACCGTCTCGGAAATAAGGGAAACAGATACAATTCCTTTCCTGTTGAACCTGTGATATATACTCTTTAGAATTACCGATCTGTAGTTTGTCCAGGGTTTGTTTTGATATCATCCGGCCTGTAAACCATTTTACAGAATTTTCATCTATGTTTGTTGAAGGTTTGTATTCAGGTATTGAATATTCCTTTTTCTGTTCCTGCTGAACATACTCAAAAAACGAAGTCATACAGTGATTACAATATCCTATCCGAGTGCTGGCATTAAACGAGAAACATTTATTTTTTGCTTTTTTACGATCCTTTGAACATTCCGGGCATGGCATTTTATTTTCACCTGATCCCATCAAGGTAATGTCATAAACCTGTCTTGTCTTTTGGGATAGGATTTTCATCGAATTTGTCCTTGTTTTTCCACTTTATTTTCCAACTTAAACCAAACGGCAATCATTTTTTGTTTCCAGTTGTGAACTTTATTTCCTTGACTATCTATCCAATCATTTACCGAATAGTATTCATGTGCTTTTTTTGCTGCATCAATCTTATAACCTTTTTCTACAAAGTATTTTATTACATCTTCAACAAGGGGCGGAACAAACACTTCTTTTACTTTATTAACCTTCTTTACTTTCTTATTACTTTCTTGTATGTGTTCCACGGTTGTTACATGGTTGTTACACAGTTGTTCCACAGTTGTTATATGGTTGCTACGTGGTTGCTCTATTTCATCTTCGTATCCCTGATAATTATCCCAATTACAAACAGTTACAATAGAATATTGGTTGTTACTTTCTATCGAAATTAACCCCCAATCATCGGAGGCAAATTTTTGTATCCATTTATAAATGGTTGATCCATCAATCCCTAATTGTTCCTCTGCTTTAAATCTTCCAAAAATGAATTGACCGGGATTAAGAGTTACAATAGTTGATCCTTTACCAATCTTTATCGGAAGGCAACGAATTTTATAACTTGCTTTTGCAAGGCACCATATCCATATCTTTAATGCGGTTTGGTGAGCGAAAACCGGATGATCTAAAATTTTACGATATAATTTTATATGGCCCTCCATTATTCCACATCTTTATTAACAGGGGTAATTTCAATATTCCACGTTTTCCCGTAATCGTAATACATTAAATCCTTTGATTGAAGTGTGATATTAATCTTGTCAAGGATCATTGCAATTGCCCGATAATGATAAGTTGTAAAGGTTTCCATACCAACAACCTTCATAAAATTTACCTGTATCTTTTCCAAATCATTGTGTTCATTTTTATGGCAATCTTCACAAAGGGTAATAAGGCATATATTATCATATTCCCAGATCATTTTACCCTTATCATACCAGCGATGATGAACATTGAGGGTTTTGTCTGTTGCCCTGCAGCAACAACAAGTGAAATGGTCGAGTTCCATTATTTCCAGCCGTTTCTTTTGCCAGCGTGGATCTTTTATTTGTTCCTGGTAGGTCATATAAAATAAACCCTGCCTGGTTCGGGTATTGACATACCGATTTTACGCAGGTGCAGACGCCCGGTAATTTCTTTTCCCCAGGACAGGGATTTCGTTAAAAATGGACAATTTGAATGTGTCTGCATAAGGTGTTGGTGTCAATCAACGAGAGCAAAATTACTGAATAATATTAACAAGTCAATAGGTAATCTGAAATACTTATTAACAACTCAATATTAAAAAAGCGTTTCACTTCCGATGGGTTTGGCTTCGTAAATTCTGGAATCTTTATTGTGAACAACAGAATCAATAAGGGTTAACGCCTCTTTATAGAAATTCTTTTTAATCTCAAAACCATATGCCTTTCTTCCGCAAAGTTCAGCTGCTGCTAAGGTTGTACCACTTCCAGCCACAGGATCAATAACCACGTCTCCAACGTCTGTAAATATTCCTATCAGCTTTAGTAATGTCTTTATTGGTTTTTGTGTCGGATGGATCTTCGGGGTGTCGCCGTCTTTTGCCCAGTCTATGCAGTTGAAAATCATTTTACCATTGTTATTGAATTTGGGTAATTTTTCCCGGTAGAGCAATAAGGCATATTCACAATTACCGACGATCCGCATATTTGCTTTTAATACCTGAGCGGAAAAGTTTTTACGGAAAATCAAATTAATATACCTGTTCAATCCATATTCTTTGCCGAGTTTTATAAGTTCAAATTGCTGCTCAAATTCACAAAAAACAATCATACAGGGAGCCGTCCCGGTTTGTTTTGGCTCTTTAATTAGCATGGTTGAACAAAAGTGCATGAACTCTTTTACCCGAAAATCCTTATCGGTATCAAAAAATTCAGTCCCGGCCAGATCGCTTTGACCGTTTTTATTGTCACCTCCGATATACCAGGATGGATTTGAACCGTAAGCATTAATTCCTACATTGTAAGGAATGTCAGCAATCAAAAGTTGACATTTAGGAATATTATATTTCTTATAGTTTTGGAAGTGGTCATTATATAACATGCTTTTTGATTTTTGGTTTTCTCATTTTCAATTTTGATTCTTCTGTGTGATGCCTTCCAAGCCAAACCTTATTTCCCATTTTTGCTTCGCTTAGAATTTTTTTAGTTTCGTCTGTGTGTTTTTTCCCCCTGCGCGCTATACCCATTTTTAATTTTGTTTCTTTCGATGCTGTCCGGCCTTTCATTTTTATTGAATGTGCCAATTTTTCTTCATCGGTTCTCGGTATACCTTTATTCCATGCCTTTTGTCCTAAATGTGAGATTTTTAATTTTTCTCTTGTTTCATCTGAAATTGTGTGATTATTACCGCCACTATGCAAATTCATTCCGGATTCAGAATTAAAACATTGGTATAAATCAATATAATAAATTTCCTTGTCATTAAGTTCGCGGTTTTCGCATTGGCAAAGTATTTCAAATTTATGTTTATTGTGTCCGTATTTTTTAAGTGATCTGTATAATCTCGTTTTAGAACCACATCCATGTAATTTTTTATACTCGTTCCATCGTCTTATTATATTAATACTTTGCCCTATATAAACACGTCCCGTCGGACTTGTAATTTTATAAATTCCTGTTATCTTTTTCATATTGCAAAGATACAACATTTATTTCAATCAGCAATAATTAACTGGGCCTTTGGGATTCCGTAAACTTTGTAATTCTGAAAATGGTCGTTTATAAGCATTTCAGTTCAAATAAATAATAAACAACCCATCTTCAGCAGGATTTCTCCAGTCCGGAATAATGGATATGATAAATTGATAGGGTTTGCCAAACTCAATAAGGGCCGGTTTGGAGTAGGTTTTATCTTTTACCATAACTTTTTGTCTTTATACCATTCATAAATTACAATAGCTAAACAACCAATGAGAAATAATAAAATGGGTAGATGTTCGGTCATAAAAGAGTAGTTTGAGTAGTTGATTTTTGTAAAAGCTGAGGATCAATAAGGTTTTTTAATTGTTTGTCAGTTGTCTTTTTAAATCCTGGTGGCTCTAAAATAAAACAAGCGACATGACGACCCGTTCCCGGTCCCTCGATTCCGTCCTCGGTAGAATGCCAGTGAATATCTTTCAGGTTACGGACCACCGCCCCGGCCTCCAGCATCTTTAAAACCCATTTATCTATCGGATATACAAATACGACCCGTTTCCCTTTCTTAAATTCGATAATTGCTTTTTTTGCCCAGGCGGTTGGTCCCTTCTTTTTCATATCAATTCCAGTATAGAAACCAAAGGGTGCATTAACATAATTAGATTCACCCCATTCGGAATTTAATCCGTCATAATCATTTGGCTTTGGAAACGGGCAGGGGTCATAATCAAAATCAAATTCCAACCGTAATTGTTCATAAATTGCCGGGGGTGTAAGCCAATAATGTTTACCGTCTGCCTTATTTCCTTTTTCAAATGCCATTATACCGGATAGATATCTTGTCTTAAATAATTCTTAGCAATTATCCGATGACCTTTTTCATCCACCGGACAATCAGTATCGGAAAAGCTGACCGTTACCCAGATTTTACCCAGCCCCATGTCTTCGCCTTGTGGATTTCTGGATGATTTCAGGGTTCCGCGATGGCGCTTTCCGTTACAATCAACCACACAATTATTTCCGGGCTGCATTTCTTCCTGAAACTTCCTTGTCTTTCGGATCCTATGCTGGCAGACGAAATAATAGATTGTAAGGGAAAAAACGATTCCGATGATAATAAAAATGGTTTTCATATTAATTCGGGGTTTTCGTAAAGGGGTTTATTTTCTTTTTTATTTTTTTCACCTGTTTATTTCACACTATTTTTGAAAATAAAACAGGCTGACACACACACAATTACAGGTTAATCAATCGTTATTCCTGTTTTTTCCACTGCATATCGCATGGCGTAGTCATGCAGTACGTTATTAGGATTATCCTTAAATTCCGGGTATTTTACCTTTAGCATCCTCATTTTGAGGGCATAATAATACTGGAATGTTTTTTCCTGTTTTATTTGCTTATCACTTTTCATGTTATAATTTTAAAAAGTAAATAGCAGTCAATATCAGCGCACCGGCAACCCAGGCGATATCGATTTGGTGTTTTAATAGGAAGTTTTTCATAATTTTAATTTTGTCCACGTCTTTCATTTCGCTCTTCTTCTTCAAATTCCTCAATAGCGTCGCGAAATTCACGTTGTAGTTCCCGTATTTTCTTTGCCTTTTCAGTATCAGTCATATTTTCGTCTTCTTCAATTAGATCAATTTCGTGATCTAATCCTTTTTCTGATGGATAGTTCATTTTGTTATTTTTAACCCTCTTTTTTCGAGGTCGGTTTTTGCTTTTTACTTATTAATTTCTAACCATTTTTTACAGGTTTCAAAAGCCAGTACTCGCAACTGTGATTTAATAGAATTGTCATTTGGAAATTCATTATTGTTATTCCAAAAGTCTTTCTCCCATTCTTCAACTGATCTTAAATAACAGCCTAATTTGATGTACTTTTTATCATCCTCTGCAATAATCGGCATAGCGATGTATTTGTAGATCCCCGTAAATACGATTGCCGTTTTGATTTTAATATCTCCAATAATGGCACCCCGTAGGTTGGCACCCCGTAGGTCGGCACCCCATAGGTTGGCACCCCGTAGGTTGGCACCCCGTAGGTTGGCACCCCATAGGTCGGCACCCCGTAGGTCGGCACCCCATAGGTCGGCACCCCATAGGTTGGCACCCCGTAGGTCGGCACTCCGTAGGTCGGCATCCCGTAGGTTGGCATCCCGTAGGTTGGCATCCCGTAGGTTGGCACCTTTTTTAACCGCCCCCTGAATGCATTTTAACAAAGTATTATCCTCGCATTCAGTAGAAAACAATACTGAATCACTAAGCCTGCTTACAATGTCTATCTTTTTCATTTATCCTCCTCTTTAAAGTTTTTTGAAAGTATATTTCTTACTGTTGATTCGCTTACCATGTGCCTTTTGGAAAGCATCTTAACAATTACAGATTTCCTTGCAAGTGGATTGTTTTTTTTAATCCTTGCAAAATGATCCCGAATGTCATTTTCTCGTTTGGATCTGATTTTTTCAGCATCGGTTAAAAGTTCCATTTCCATTGTTTTCAGTATTAAATTATTTGACAAAATTAATACTATTTTTAACAAAGTCAAGATTTATTTTCGTTTATTTTTTAACTCCCTGAAAATGAAACCAATAATTTTAGACAAGGAAAATCCGGCACTTATTTCAGGAGCCGGTCAATGGCAAATAACTTTTAACCTCTATTTCTTAAACACCACCCCAATACGGATATTCCCGTAAACACCGTTAAGGACCAACCCGCCGCCGGAGATTGTTACCTGATCTTTGATGATCAATTGCGCCCCGACCTCAATCCCTGGAAACCTACTGAATGAATTTAATGTCATCCCGGCATAGGGGCCCCACCGGAAGAAAGGCTGTTTTACCTTTATACAAGTGTCCTTTAAAACGGTTTTCGTTACGATCCGGTAATCGATAGGCAGGTTTACGGAATCAAATTGTATCTGTAATTGACAATCCCTCACGTGTGCCTGGTAATGAATACCACCTACCAGGATCCCTTTGACAAATTTGTAATTATCCGAGTAATCCTGTTCACACCATTTTGGCTTTACCGTATCAATATAAACAGGATAAGGTACCGGTTTGGGTGTGTGCCATCGGTCAGAATAGATAATAGTATCCCGGATGCTATCCCTGATCGTCACGGGGGCGTTCCAGCAAGCGTCACGCTCTGCGGTGAGTAGTTTGTTGTCACTACCCACCGAAAGCGTCTTATACGTCATAAAACCGCCGAATGCGATCAGAATACCGACCACAATCCATGCAATAACTTCCCTGGCGGTCATTTCGTTTCTTTTGTCAAGATTTGATCGCTACTGTTAGTAAATAGGTTTTTGATCAGATATGCAAGGCCCGCCGCGATGGCTGTATAAACAATCGGTTGCCAGAAAACCCATGTAAAAAGAATGGCCCCGGCCTGGATTGCCTGATAAGTTGCCGTAATCAACGACATAATGATTGCCAATATGAACCCTTTTACAAGGTCCATAAAGTTTAATAATAAGAATGCCGATTTCATTGTTTTCATTGTTTTTTGTTTTTAAGTGAATAATTATTTATAAATTCTCAAATAATCGATATACATTATTCCCGGAACATCCACGCTGGATGATCCCTGTGAAATTCCGTTCCCAATTAATACATACAAAGGCACCTGTGGCACCCATGAAGTTTCGGTAAAGATAAGAATATTATCCAAATAAATCTTAATGTAAGTAGAAGTCCAGTCGAGTGCGTAGGTATGGAATTGTGCAGATAAATCGGTATGAAAATTGTAAAAAGCATGAGGCGACTTAGTGTTGTCCGTTGGATGGATGGTTGAGGAAAATCCGGTGTTGTTGTTTTGATCGAATTCTGCTATATCAACCTCCGGCAACCATCCGGATGCTGCGTTATAGAGTAAAAACGCTGGCCAGTATTTCACCCCGCCAGCAGGGATCTTCATCCTGACCTCAAAGTATCCGTAGAGTTGGTTCCAGCACCTCCACGTAGTAAGTTCACCAGATTTAACCAATGGTTGCCCTAATGAATTAGGGTTGTTATCGGTTGTCAGCGTTACCCATCCATCGGTAAAATTGAATTTCACCTGATCTTTTAGCCAAATTATATAGGGTGCGTTACCGTCTTTTATGGTTGACTCATCGCCACTCCACACCTCGCCAAAAGTCCAATTGTTATTCTGTGTGATATTGACATTATCAAAATCATCTGAAAAAACCAATATTTTGTCGGTACGGATAGCGTTCTTTGTAGGATTTTTGAATACCTGCGTGAAGTTTGCCTGATACCAAACAGAGGAACAACTTGTAACTAACAAGAGTGTAACCAACAGAAAGGTTATGTTTAGGAGTTTCTTCATGCTTTTTTTATTGTTATCCAAACATCTTCATTCCGTTTTTCTGCACGTTGTAAAATGTCCATAAACATATCGAAACAAGTCCCGGAATCCCGGACAAAATCATCCTTGCCATAATATTCACCAAGCAAAAGACATCCAGATGTATCGACATCCGAATTTCCGATGTGAATACGGATACCCCCAAATCCCGGAACGTCCAAAATATGTGGCATATCTTTTTGAAAGCAGTCGGAAAAATCTATTACCAATTTATATCTGCCGTAGGGTATTGCTGTTTTGTGAGGAACTTTTACCGATAATATTTTTTCAATAGAATCAGTTTGATATAGTCCCCGGTCAGTATCTTCCAACACATTACACAACAAATTATTTTCATTTGTCGGAAATGTCAAATCCGATATTGTGGATTTAGTCTGGAATATTTTACGTGTTACTTCGATTTTCATTTTGCTGGTGTTATCATGGTTATCTTTTGTTAGAATAATTATTCTGCCAAATCTTCATGTTAACAGAATCAATTTTAGAATATGCTTTATCGAGTTTGTCGGTCATCTTATCCAGCTTTCTGTCCATGGCCCCCATTATGCCAAGGAAAAGCCCAACCTCTGATTTATCCGCCTTTTTGTCAATCTCCCTTTGCATATAATCTATCTTGTTGGCAGATGCCCCTCTATCAGAACCCAATGAGAAAATACCGACTATCACAGAAATAACTAATGCCATTATTGCGGCAGATTTTTGCAGGGCCTTCCAAAATAATATCCAGTTGTTTTCTTTGTGATTTTCCATCGGTTTAGTGTTTTGATTTATTTCTTTTCAAGTGTCTTTATTCTTTGTTTCAATTCCTGAATTTCCTTTTGTTGAGCCTGAATAGCTTTTAACATCGGTGTTATCAAAGTAGAATAATTAACTGTTTCTGGCAATCCGTCTTTGCCATAACTCACTAAGGATTTGTTTACTTTCTCTACATCTTCAGCAATCAGTCCATACTGTTTCGCTGCTGTTGTATCTTTTTTATAAATGAAGTTTACGGGATTGAGTTTGTAAAGCCAGTTAATAGATTCCATTGGAGTAATATTCTTCTTAAATCTACGAGAACTTGAAACATAACCTATAACACCTGTGTTGTCAATATAAAGATCACGGTTTGTTGCCCCTACGGTTGTGGCATAGGTAGCAGCCGAAGTAAGCCAACCACAGTCAAGTCCATAATTTGTTTTCAACCCCTCACCAATAGAGGTCAACCATGTACCACCCCCAGCCTCCCAGAAAATGGTATCATTTAAGGCCATACTTCCTATAACATGAAGTTTCCTGTTCACGTTAGCGGTTGTTGCACTACTTCCAATAGTTACCCTGTCGGTGGAATTACGTAAATAGGCTGAATGTCTAGTTGCATTATGAATCCATGCAAGGCTATCCGTAATTACACCGCTTGATGTTACCCCTATCAACCCCGTATTATCAATGAACAGAGGTTTGTTTGTTGATCCTACTGACGTGGTATAAACGGCAGGGGCGGTAATTGTTCCATCGGCCAAGATGTTATTATCTCCTGCGTCACTATCTCCTCCGATGTGCAGCCCTCCATTTATTGCAAGTTTAGACAATGGTGCAACAGTCCCGATGCCGACGTTGCCGGATTGTGCAAGAATAGACATTTTCTCAGTTGCATCTGCGGCGGTCTCCGCCGTTCCACTAAGAGTAAAAAATCCCATCCTTGTATTTAGAACACCGGGATTGGAAGCAGTATTTATTGCTTTTATCTGAGTCATGTAATAAGTCCCGGCACCCCCGATTTGAAGAACTCCGGTAATATCGCCAGCTAGAAATCCATCAACCCCTATGTGTGTGGTGCCAGCAACCTGTAACTTATACCCCGGCACCGTCGTCCCGATGCTGACGTTTGTTCCATCGGTATAAATGGGACTATCTCCTAATGATGCCCCACCCGTGAGCCATTTTGGGATGTAATTCAGGGTTCCTGTTCCTGTAACGGGATTTGTAAGTATATTTTGTTTCAGTGCCGCTATACTATCTAACCGTTTCCCTGTTACATAATTCCCGGCAACCGTTTTATTGCTGTCTGCTACCTTAACTTGTTTGTCATTCGTGACATTTGGAAGTCCGTTTGAAGTGATATAAGTAGAATTATCATAACTCAACGATGTTCCACTTGCTTTGACAAAACCAGTACCATTGATAATTGTTTGTAAAGTTGGTTTATTTGCTATTGAATTACCACCTGATCCCGATGTCCAGTCAATATAAGCCGTTGCTAATCCTGCTGCTGTTCCTGTAGTATTTTGGTTTAAAGTTGGATATGAAGATAAATGGCTCATCCGGGTTTTATTCACTAATCCTGTTCCTGCTGTTGTGGTATCAACCCCCGCCGGTACATCTGCCCAATGATGACTATCCAATAAATCTGCATTTAAGTTTGTGTTTAAAGTTGTCGAAGTAACTGCAAAAGGCGATGTACCTACTGCCAAAGTAGATTGAAATCGTGAAGCAGTTGAGATTATTCCACTTGAAGGAGCATAAAGATAATCATTACCTATATCTGCGGTTCCACCAAACCATAATTTGTTTGTGGATTGAATACGAAGATCACCCGCCACATCGCATCTATAATAAGGAATACAAGCAATCCCGACATTGGCCAAACCTACGATAATGGGACTATCTCCTAATGATGCCCCACCCGTGAGCCATTTTGGGATGTAATTCAGGGTTCCTGTTCCTGTAACGGGATTTGTAAGTATATTTTGTTTTAATGTTAGATCATGTTTTGTTGCTATTTTGGCAATAGAATCTGACCAGTGTAGAATCTTTGCAGAATCCGAAGAAAAAACAGGATCAGTTTCAGACCAGGTTGTGATGTAACCCTTGTCTGTAACCCATTTCGGAGTAGCATAGCCATAAGGAGAAACAGTGTTGCTATCTGCCCGTTTGGGATATAATGTTCCTAATGCCCAATTATTCCATCCCCAAGCCGTTGCGCCGTGATTCTGCTTTGTCCACCAAACAGTAAGGGAATCAGGATTGATAGCAACAGTATAGGTGTTGCCCGTACTGTCTAATTTAATGGGTGACGTTGAACGCAAATAAGTTGAATCCTTTGATGGGGCGGTTAAATATACTGAATCCAGCCGGAACCCGTTCCAATAAAAATGATGTGCCGGGTTTGCATAGGCTTTATTGGTGGTGACCGACGGGACCACTCCGGATAAATGGATATTGTCATAATTCCCCGATTGACCGAAAATCAAAACCGGAAATAAAACGAATAGAAATATTAACTTTCTCATACTATACTATCTTTTGAATTGAAAAAAAAAAGTCAACCACAACCGGCCACCCGGGAGCGGTAATATAAAGTGTTTGTGCCACCGTTTTTGAGAACCATTTGTCCACTGTAATTGTATAGCAACCATTACAATCAACACCGCTCATCACATTATCGCCGCCCGGAGTTGTACCTATTGAAATAGTGACAAGTGAAGCAGAATAAGTATCAACTGCCAATAGTTTATACCCGGCTGGGATAATCGAAGTTAAGGTGGTGTCGGCGTTAATTCCCTCAACTGCAATTATACTGACAGCCGCACCCGTAACCAACGAAGCCAATATCCGCGCATTCTTCCCCAATTGAAGTATCGGGAAATATTCCGTTCCGTTTAGGGTTGCCGTTACCGGATATTGGATTATTGCTTTCATTTAAACCGATATATTGACTGTTCCGTTTAATACTATAAATTGTACCGTGCCGTTTAATTTAACAAGTGCAAGTTCTACAGACTCGTTTTGATTAAGATATATCCCTGCATTTCCGGCAATCAAAACCGTACCGGGGCCGGTAAGTGAATGGATCGTAACAGCCGCAACCCCAATATTAGAGATTTTCACATTTCCCAGCATTGCAGTGTCAATCAATGGTAAATCAATCGGGTTAGTGGGATGAGCGCAAACATATAATGGCACTGATCCATCTATGCCGGAAACCTGACTGGCAACTATCGTTGTCATTATTTGTGGAAGTAGGGGTATTGGATCTCCACCGATGCCTACTGTTTCCAATAAGGCACACTCAAAATACCAGATATAAAATGTGATCGATGCAACACCACCAGAAGCGGGTCCATTCCCATCAGATAATCCGGCATAAATTCCCAGATTCTCATATAACTCATTTCCTGCATAACCACCCTGAACCGGCATACTGAATATCGTATCGGCAGTTTCCCCGGTTGCTGGTGTCATATCAAATACTCTATTGGTTGCAGATTGTAAAAATGCGCCGGAAAAATATCCAATGGCATGCTGCCTGGGATTAGTTCCGTATGTTATACATAGGTTTTGACCACCTACATTCAGCGGCGTTGTAGGGAAGATCGCCGCCATTATAAATGCAATTTTATCGAGTTTAATCGTGCCGGGTGCCACAAGTAAAGCGGCCGGAGTATCCAGGTCGCCTCCAAAACCTGCATTGATTGTTACGGTTTTGAACTTCAACCCCAGGCCGTAATAAAGTGCATTTGTGGCATAGAGTTCTGTGAAGTTATCATTAATCATATCCCCGCCAGTCCGTAAACCAGTACCGGTGCGATCATCCGGGTTTGTTCCTAATGCAATTACTTGTTTTGCCATTATATTAAGGTTTGATCAAAGGTTACTATTGAATTATCAAATGTTATTATTGAAGAATCCCAAGTCAAATAAATTGCCGGGATTGTATTAAGTTGTATATCTTCACTAAATGGGTTTTCTTTCTTTACCAAGTCAATGGTCCATCCGGCCAGCGGATAGTCATCTACGCCTTTGCGCTCCAACTTTGCTCCGTCTGCACGCACGTATTGAGTGCCATCGAGCCGCATTTCCGATAAAAAGGGAATTCTGTTTAATTTATCGGCCATGTGATTCGGCATACCGTAACCAGGGCCAAAGGTCCATTTCTCTACATTGAAAGGAACCCCGTCCAGTTGCTCGCTGACATAACCTAAATCATGGTACATATCAAATTTTCCACCCGGTTGAAGGCCACCTGACTTCATTCCGCCTTCGATGCGGATCATCATCCCTGCACAATTTCCGGTTGTAAACAAAATATCGTAATCGTTTACATTGTGATTATAAAACAGCACAATTGTTTTCGGGAAAGTTGTTTCAACCTTAATCGGTTCAGAATACAGTATCGCGGTTTGGGTTCCGGTGACAATTTCTGCCTTCAGGTAAAATATCCCGGTATCTGGGAAGTTATAAGAAGGAACTTCGTAACTATAAAGGCCGGAAAAGTTAATATCTGTTATCTTTTGAGTTGTAATGGTATCTGTCAAGACATCTACCCCGTTCACATATTCGTATAAGTAGATGACAAACGAAGTCGGATCGACCGGGAAATGAAACTGTAAATAAACAAAGTCGGCGGTTGTAAACTTTTGCAGATAGCCCCTTCTGTATTCAAACGAGGGCTTCATGTCAATGGCAAACTGTCCATTGACAGCATCATGGAAGCGGATAGGGTTCAGGTATGGTTGTTTGCAGATCATCGCATCAGTAGCGTTAAATCGTTATCTTTTGTTAATTGTAAAAGGTAATCAGCATCTGAAATTCCGGAAAGTTTCACATCGAACTTTTTAATCAATCCCCTAAAAGAATTTCCCTGGTATTTAAAAGGTACCGTTCCGCGATTAAAGGCATTCAGTAAATTAATAGTATCTGCTGGATAAGGTGCATTAAATTTGACTGTTATAGGATAGGTCTGTGTGTGTTCGAGCAGTTGAACGGGATCCTTTTCATTGACAAAATGAGTTAGGTCGGTATCGGAAACTGCATTATGAATCTGATCATTATCGCCAGCGGTGAATTTTAATACCGATTGTGCCTGGGAAGGAAGGATCAACTGGCAATCTGACAAATGCCACAAATGCCTTAGCAAGTTGCGGCGGGGTGTTATAAGTCCATTGGATATTCGATATACTCCCGCAGGTGTTGCAACCGGTATCTTCTCCAGCCAACTTCCATTAATCAAATAATCATCCTGTAAAATATAAGTGCCTGGAGTAACAGGATCGATGTAATGCGCACCCCAATAAATTTGATTAAAAACCAACCCGTCTCCAATATTTGTATTCGAAGGTTCCATCATCGTTTCTTCAATTTCCTGCCAGTCGGCACGGATTTTTGAGATTAACTCAAGAGTTTTTGAAGAAATATTATTGACTTCCTTCCCATTGGTGTTTACGGAAAAAGTGCTGGAGGCATTTGGTTCTTTAAAAGATAGTTGTTCATCGGTATAGGATTGTTTTTCATAACCCACCCTCACCTTTGAAAAAGTCAGATCATTGTCAACACAAACTTCTATATTCGAAACTTCGCCAACGTCCAATATCGGGGAATCGATATAAAACAATTCAGCGCGGCGAACCAGGTGAAGGGTTTCTACTCCATAAGCTATATCGATATAAGCACCTAGGTCAAAGACTGCATCCAGGGACTGGAAAAGGTTTTTAAAAGTAATCGTTCCTATTCCCTGGGATCCTGACCAGTCGGAGGTCTCCGGCGCTATCCAGTCAGCACAATCCGAAATGGTAATTATGTTATCAAATTCATGTAAATAATCGGAGAAAACCCTTAACGTCCCGTCTGCAATCCTTCCATTTGTGATTTTATTCAGTACAAATTCTACAACATCCATAATATTATGAGCGCGGAATTCCCAGTTCACATACCGCGAAGGATAAAGGGTGTGGTCATATCCGGGTCCCAAATCGTTGTAATAGTAACATTGGAGTGAAGATGAGTAAAGATCATAATTCGTATCATTTACTAATTGCGTCCAAGTTGTTCCTCCATCGGTTGTTTTTAAAACAAGTCCACCGGTTCCAACAATATAACCGATGTAAACCGAAACCATATAAATAGAGTTTAGGTTGTAAGTTGTTCCGCTGGTTTGTGCAACGTATGTGACCCCGTAATCAGTAGTTTTATAAATTATACCAGCGCCCCCAACCATCCACCCGACCATTGTTGCCGGGAAGTGTACCGATCGCAAACTTCGTGTTGTAACTAAAGGATACTCGGGATATATGCCTTCAAGTGTTGATATACTCCAACTTACACCTCCGTCATATGTTCTAAGTGTTAGTCCGGAGTTACATGCAATATATCCTTTATTGGCATCAGGAAAATGAATCGAATTAAGTGGTCCTATTTCTTTCAAAAAAGATTGTGAAAAAACAGGGACTATCCATGTCCATGAAGATCCGCCATCGGTTGTTTTATAAACCTTTTGATAACCTTGATAATAACCACCAGTCAGCGCACCGGTTATATTACCAACCGCCCAAACAGTATTAGCATCGGTGCAACAAATAGAATAAAAAGGGTCTGGATTTGTGCCGGTATAGGGTAGGTATGTATTTAAAACACTCCATACCGCTCCTCCGTTTATGGTTTTTAAGATAGTGCCGTTATCTCCACAGGCATAACCTGTATTATTATCCAGATAAGGAAAAGTAACAGAACGAAGATCATTAGGTACTGGATTAGATTGTTCGTTCCATGTCAATCCAGCATCTATTGTTTTCAGGATCAACCCGCCTTCACCAACAATAAATCCTATGTCTGCGGAAGGGAAGCAAACCCCGTAAAGTGTTTTGACCGGAAATGAAGTGTTTGCATCCATTTTCAACTGCGTGAAAGTATCACCTCCGGTAATCTTAAAAGCCACACCACCAACCCCGACCACATAACCGGTATCAGCATCAGTAAACCAGCACGAGTTAAGGTTTTGAATATCCGAGCCGACAAACTGCACATCGTCATCCTCGTGATTTTTCAACGTATCTGCCAACCCAGCATCGGTCAGGCAAATTTCAACCCAGAAATCACATTTTTTTAATGTAGCGAAATCAGCCTTGCATGTATAAGCCCGGAAATAGGTAAGGGTTTTTTTGTCTAATTTATCAACGAAGACATTACAGAAAGCATTTTGACCCCATGTAGAAAGTTCCTTAAGTAAAATATCAGCACCCTCAAAAACAAACTTCAATGGCATAGTATAGCTGCGAAAGATCCCGTGATAGACCGGCGACATTTCAAAAGAAACGCTGGATGTGTCCCAACCGTCAGGGGAATGAATGAGCCAGTTCTTACCTTTCTCGGTAATCATGTTGAAACCGTGCGTTTCTATTTTAAAGATTAATTCTTTCATTTGTAGTACTACAATTTAAACTACAATCTCACTCTATTATTTATCCAGTTTTCATGCACTTGCCCGTTCCTGAGCGAAGTACGAAAACCATGTTTATCAATGTTTACAATAAGTTGCTTTTGGTTGTCGAGCTTTGATGCTACATTCTGTAATTCCCGGACTATTGGTAAGGTATCCAGCGTAGAATCATGCCTGTAATTCCCTGTGATCCCTGCCATAGATTTATTCAGGTAATCCCTGCGGACTTCATTTGCGGTCAATACAGAGGCTCCCAATGGCAAACGAGCTAGGGTATCGTCTGCGACATAACTTGCAGATGATCCTAATTCGATTATTTCACCTTTGTGAACAGCAGCCAACTCTTCAGGGCCGCCTTTACGGCCTGTTTTATAGGATGGAATGTCGATTGATTGTGCTTTAGAAATAGCAGACCAAACGGACAGGAACCCGGCAATTACCGCACCCACCATTTCAATAATATATACCGGAGTTGTAATCGGTGCCGCCGGACCGGTTTCTGCACCAGCAGAAGTAGCGCCTCCAATTGCCGAGGCTATTGATATACCAAGTTGAGCCGCTGTATTAACCAATGCCATTGCAATAACAATGTCGGCCTGTTTCTTTTGGGAAACAGCCTGATCGTGTGCAAGTTGTCTATCAATCTTTTTTATTTGTGCATCAAAATTAGTTTTGGAAATTACACCCCTATCTAACTGATCTTGCAATGCTTGTTTTTTAGCATCTGCTGCAATTTTATATTTTTCCTGATCTGCCTGATAGGTTTCATTAAGCAGTCCACCCAATTCATTAGCAACATTGACGGCCTCGCGTGCCAGCGTTATATATGTATCTTTTTCGGCTTTCTTCCTTTTGTTTATTTCAGCTATTAAATCTTTCGAGTATTGATCTTCGAGTTTAAAATTTGCCCGTAAATATTTCTCGTGTTGTTCTAATTCAGATTCGAGTTGATCTTTTGTTAGATCTTCAAGCCTTATCTGCGGTGCGTCTGCCTCAGTTGATGAATTTACTCCCTTTGCAGTCGGTATCCCAAACAGTCCTGTACTTTTACCAACACCGGCAAGGTTCTGTTCAATTTTCGCTTGTAATGCTTTTGCGTCTGCAATAACCTTCAGCTTTTTATCTTCAAGTTCTTTCAGTTCCTCAAGTTCCTTATCGTTATATTTATTGCGAAGCCCTCCGATTAATTGCAACTTTTGTTCCTCGGTTGCAACGGCGTACTTTTTGGAAGCCATCATCTCCACAATTTCATGGTCTAACTGTTCTTGTAAAGAAACTTGTTCTAATGCAACCAAATCTTTCCATAAATCCTCTTTGGCTTGTTTCTGTTCCTCGGTTAGTTTTTTATAATCTTCAACTGCTTGTTTCTGTTTATCCTGTTCTGCTTTTGTCATCTGAGCCAAGTCGTTATTAAAAGCAGTCAAAGATTTTAACGCCCCTTGTTTCATATTAACGGCGGCTAATCCTACATTTGCATAAGCCGTTTTCAGTTCCTCAAGTGTTTCGGGTTTTGCCTTTCCCATTTTTGCAATAATATCAGCATAGACTTTTGTAAATGAAGATGTGTTCTTAATCTGTGTTTGAACGTCGATTAAATTTGATTTGAACTCAGACCGGGTATCGGCGTCTTTTGCGGCATTAACTTTGCCTTGTAACGAGGCCTCTTCTTTTAAAAGTGCATTATATTTTTCCCCATTCTTAACGAGTGAAAGATTTTGTTCTAAGTTTTTTTGGTAAGCAATAACCTGAAAATCTGCTAACCCGGTTTCGGTACTTGCTTTTAATTTTGCAGCATCGAGCAGGCGCCGTTTTAATTTATCCTGAACCCCTAATCCTTCATTTTCTTCGTGCATTATAGCAAGTCCGGCTTTTGCCTGTTCGAGTGTTCCTATTGTAGCGTCTTTCTGTTTTTTTCTTAAATCAAATATTCTATTTTGACGTTCTGAATCCAGCATATCGAAAGAGCGTTGGCGTTTTTCAACTTCGTCTAAAATATCAAAATATTGTGCACCCTTCGTAATGGCATCATCCATGTTTTTAATCAAGTTAGACCAATCACCTGTCGCTATTGTACGAAGTAAAGAGCCATAAGCCCATTCAATTTGAGTAAGTTTTTTTTGGAAGGCATCTGCCGTATCTTTGGTTGAATGCATTACTGATTTAAAAAAATCAAATCCTTTCGATAGTGCCATTACACTACCGGCCACAACACCGGCGGCAATAAACATACCGCCCAAAATCTTTGTAAATCCATTACCGGTTTCACTTACACCCTTCCACAAAGAAGATGCCTGAGAAAAAACATTATTCATCCCGCCCATAGCATCTGAGGCACTCCCGGCAGCAGCACCCAACGACTTAAACATTTGTGGATAATTACCTACATTTGGCCTAAAGTTCCCGGTTGCTGCCTCAAAACTTCTAATCACATCGCGTAGTTTTTCAAGTT